GCATTATTATTTGATGGAGTTATCTTTTGTTTTACTTTACAACCTGATGTACTTGATAAGGAAAGATTTCACATTCCAGAAGGTAATTATACTTGCAAGAGATTTCATGGAACTAAGTATCCTAATACGTTTGAAGTTGTTGGGGAAGGAACTAAAGGCCACAGTGCTCTTTTATTTCATGCTGGTAATGTTGAAACAGATTCTTTAGGTTGTACTCTACTAGGTTCGTCTGTCATGAAACTTAAAGGATTTAGAGCGGTATCAAATAGCGGACTTACATTTAAACTGTTTCTTGACTATACTAAAAACGTAGATGAGTTTCCACTTTTAATTATTAACTGTTACACATAGGGAGTTTACTATGGGAGCAGATACTACAGAATTTGGTTCAGTACTATTTGGTATGTTAGGTCTTGGTGCAATGAGATCTTATGATAGGAAGAAGAGAGTTTGTAAATAAGGTTCTGCAGAACCAGACTGCAGTAAGAGGTTTTGGTCTCCCTGGCTTTTTACTGCAGTCACCTTAAAAGGAGAGTACAATGGATGCAAGTTGTTTAAAGGCTGTACTGAAAAGTATGGCAAAGAAAGATAAGACAGTTAAAATTAAAGAGGTAAGTCGTGGTAAAAAGATAGCTATGCCACGCAAGTAATGTCAATAATTGACATTGATTAGGACTATATTACTATGAATTATACAGAACCAACTACACTTGGATCTCTTAATGTAAGTCAAGAAGATACGGACTTATTGAATAAGTTAACTAATTGGCTTAAACAAACAGAGGGCGCTGATAGTGAAAGTCTTTGGCTAACTGAAGCAGAAGAAGATTATGCTTTCTATGCTGGTGACCAAGATGATGTGGAGACCTTACAGAAACTAGCTGATGCTAACAGACCTGCACTTGTGTATAATCAAATCAAACCAAAAGTAGATGTTGTGGTTGGTTTGGCTGGTCAGAATAGACAGTTACCTTCTGCCTTTCCTGTAGAACATAATGATGAGGCACTTGTTGAGTTAGCTAATGGTGTTATTAAATTCTTTAGAAGAGAATCTATGTTGGCTGACAATGAGATGACTTGTTTTGAACATACTGTAAAGAGTGGCAGAGCGCTCATGCACTTTTATGTAGATGATGAGAATCCGTTTGAACCGCAGATTAAGACTCGCTTCGTTCATGGACGCAATTTTAAGATTGACCCACGAAGTATCAACTATGACTTATCAGATGCAAGGTTTATCTTTATAGACTTTTGGTACGATAAAGATGAGATTAAAACTAAGTATCCTAGCTTTGACTTTGAGAAGGTAACACAGTTACAGAGTTCGCAATCTGGTGCACCTTTATTCTACAATGCTATTGAAGATACTTACAGAGTAACTGAATGCTGGTATAAAGAAGCTGCAGAAGTTTACTGGATTACTAATCCTGTTACGAAGCAAGTTGAGAAACTAAATGAAGCATCTTTTAAGAAAATGAGAGATGCAGTTAGGATGGGATTTACCTTACCCAATGGGCAAGTTATTAAAGACGAGAAGTTTGATGGAATTAAGAAGTGGAGTACAGTTTGTAAGTATGCTATATTCTCTAATTGCTATGTGTTTGCTAAGGGCATATCTGCTCATAGATGGGAAGGTTATCCAGATGTTCTATTCGGTGCTTATAAGCATGATATTGAGAACAGATGGTTTGGTCTTGTCTCTATGATGAAAGATCCGCAGAAGGGAGTTAATACTATGCGGAGACAAATGCAGCATCTGTTACAGACCTCTCCTAAAGGTATTCTGATGCACGAAGTTGGTTCTATACTTGATATAGAAGCTTATGAATCTAAGTCTGCTGAACCTAATTACCATATGGAGTTAGCACAAGGTGCTTTACAAAAAGTTAAGTTTACTGACCAACCATCTATTAGTCCTGTGTACTCGCAGTTAATGGTTGCTGATGAGCAGTTTATTAAAGATGTTTCAGGTATTCAGAATGATACACTTGGGATTCAAACTTATTCTAGAGAGCCTGGAATAACTACACAGTTAAGACAAGGTCAGAATATTGCAATACTATTTATATTACTTGATAACTTTAAGAAGAGTCGTTTATTAGCTACAAAGATATTGTTCTCATTCATACAACAGTACATAACTACTGAAAGAGTTATTAGGATTGAAGGACAGAATGGGCAGCAATTACTACAACTTAATACACAAAACAACCCTGGAAGTCCGGGCTTTAATGATGTCAGTATTGGCAAGTATGACTTCTTTGTTGAAGAAGGAATTGAAACAGTCAACTCTAGAAATTCTCTTGCTCAGTTGCTTACTGATATCAGTCATAATAACCCAGGTTCTGTTCCTCCTGAATTAATTATAGAATATTCTGGTGCGCCTTTTACTGTAGTTCAGCAATTGAAACAATACAGTCAAGCAATGCAACAGTCTAATATGCAAGCACAAAAAGAGAAAGAACAAAGGGAGTATGCGTTGGAAATGGCAAAGATGGAGAATCAAAGATACATAGCAGTTATTAATAACATGGCTAAGTTAATGACCTCTGATAAACAAATCGATGCTAGTATTTTAAACACTCTTCTGGCTGGTGTTCAGAAAGAGAAACAATCAATTAATAAGGGAGAGAACAATGAGTGATGGAAGCGGATTAACAATTGAGGCAGTTAATCAGATTCAAGAAGATATGAATCCGATTGGTGACGTTGGTAGTGATGGAAAAGTATTAGATGAACAAGCAATTGCTGACGCTAAAGCGGCAGAAGATGCTGCTAAGCTTGCAGAAGCTAAGGCAGTAGAGGACGCTAAAGCTAAAGAAGAAGCAGATGCTAAAGCTAAGGAAGATGCTGATAAGAAAGCAAAAGAATCTTCTGAAGAGATCGATCCTATAAGGGAAGTAAAAGAGGAAAATCGATTACTCAAAGAGAATCTTCAGAAAGTTACTAGCGATTACCAAGCACTTACCAAAAAGATGATTGATAAGGGCGTTATATCAGAGGAAGAGTTGAAAGCAGATAAGGATATAGCAGATGCTAACTTAAAAGCTTTTAATGAACGCCAAGCAAAACTGACTGAAATAGTTGCAGTTATGGAAGTTAATCCTACCTATCAAGACGTTCGGACAGTTTGTACTCAAGCTAACTTAGATGATGTAGTTGATGCTTTTGCAAGATACTATGTCAAGGAAAACGGTGGAAATCTGCAAGATGTGGCAGTTAAAATGGAGCAAGAAATTTGGCAAGAACCTAATCCTTACAAGAAAATTTATGAACTTGTAAAGACTTATCATCCGAAGTATAAGGTTGCGGAAAAGAAAGTGGATGAAAAGACTGAGGCTGAAAAAGCTAAGGAAGCGGAAGAGGCTGCCAAGAAGATTGCTGCTGATGCAGATAAAGGTAAAGAAAAGAAGGTTGTTGAAGTTACTCCGTCAGCAGCGAACATTGGTGCAGGTGGGAGTGGTGCAGGAAGTAGTGGATGGACTGCTGCGAAGATTGACGCACTTCCTGAAGATGAATTACATACTGTTCCTAAAGATATTTATGAAAAGTACTTATTAGGACAAATTAATTAAATGGAGGAAAGTAGAATGAGTGATACTCCGAAAACTCAGTTTTTAACAAACGATAATCTCACCAGAAAGAAATGGGCACGAGATTTATTTAGTATTATTCTGCCTTCTGTTGAGATTAATACGTTGGTAGGAAAAGATAGCAACTCGATTGTACAGATTAAAACAGAATTAGCAAAAGGTGAAGGTGATCAAATTACCTTCGGTATTCGCCTGCCCTTGGTTGGAGAAGGTGTTGTTGGTAACGACACTGTGGAAGGAAATGAAGAGAAACTTCGCTTCAAAGATTTTAAGATGACCATTGAAGAACTCAATCATGCTGTTGATACTGGCGGCAGAATGGAAGAGCAGAGAGTTCCTTATAACCTGATGCAAGAAGGTAAGAATGGTCTGCAAGATTGGTGGGTAGCGAAGTTAAATACCTATCTGATGGCAGTTCTTTGCGGTGATACTAGTTATGCAATAGTTGCTGGTAAGACATTTGGTACGACAATTACAGCTCCTGATACTGGTCACTTGATTCTTGCGAATGATGTTGCTGAAGCTTCAATGACTTCAGCAGATGTAATGGATCTTACCATGTTGGATAAGATGAAGCAAAGAGCAGAGATTCCTGCTACTGGTTGTTACAAACTTCGTCCTCTCAACCTTGGTGGAAAGAACTATTGGAGAGTTATTCTTCATAACTACGTATTTGATTCTCTTCGTCAGAACACTAACATTGGTCAGTGGGGCGATTTGCAGAGAGCAGCTAATAAACTGGCTATTCCCAATACAGAGATTGAATACAATGGTATGCTTATCTCCAAGAGTGAAAATATCCGCAAAGCTCCAGGCAATGCAAATGTTTATCGTAATTTGTTCCTTGGTTGTCAGGCCGCTGTATGGGCGTGGGGTGGAGCAGGTGAAAGCAAGTCTACCACGATGGCTTTCGTTCCTTACACTAAGGATGCAGAACGCTTTGTTATGATTCGTGGAGGCGGTATTTTCGGAGCAGCGAAACCTATCTTTGATTCTAAAGACTATGGTGTTATCGTTGGAAGTTCATGGGGCGAAGCAATTTCTTAAGGAGGTTTTTACAATGGCTAATACAGATGCTTACACGAGTAAAGCTTCAGACAACTTTAGAATAGAAGCAAGTCGTTTGTTACTTGCTCCTGCTGATGATACTTACAATATTATTAGACTTCCAAAGTTTGCTCTTGTAACAGATTGTTGGATTCAGATTGTGACAGCATTTACTGTCGATGCGAGTGTTAATGTTGGCTGGATGGGTAATGGAGAAACTGCCATAACCAACGGCTTTATTACTAACGATATAGCAGAACCTACTATAACTGGATTGAAGAGAGGACTTAATACAAATCTCACCACATTCTCTGGTAAGTATTTCTCTGATGCTTCTGGTGCAGTTACAGTAACAGTACTTGATAATTCTGGTGCTGTTGGAGATTTCAGGGTTTTTGTTCAATTTACAGTTATTCACACCTAGGAGGTAAAGTGTTATGGCAGATGTTACAATTATTAATGACGTAAGACGTACTGACTTACGTACGAGTGTTTTAGGAAATCCCTACTGGATTTCATCTGGTGTAGTGGATGCTTCAGCCACAGCAGCGATTGATGATAAGTATGTTATGCTTTTCTCTTTCCCTACTGCTGGTGAGTTCATCTTTATTGAGCAAGTTATTGTTCAGGTAGTTACTGCATTTACTGCTGGTACTACTTTCAGTGTTGGTTTGTCTACCTTGCTAACGGACGATGTGACAACTGCTGGTGTAGCAACCACGGTAGGTAATGAGTCCTTTATGGAGGCTGCTGATATTACAGCAACTACTATAGGATACTATCACGCTGCTGCTGCGGACGGTAATGCATGGCTGACTGCTAAGATTGCAGCTGTTCCTACTTCACCTTACATGTTGACTGGTGTTGCTGCTGCGGTTCCTGCTGTTCATTTGATTGCTGCTAATGCAGGAACGGTTGCTGCTGGTAAAGCGATTGTTCATATGTGCATCAATAAGTTTAAGTACTAGGAGAAATTAGATGAGTACCATACAGGATTATAGAAGAACAGACCTTCGTGTTGACTCTAGTCGAGGAGCATTTTGGCTTACTTCCAAGGCTATAGATGGGCATGAAGTGTCTGGTTTGAAGGATAAAGCTTGTGTGTTATTCTCATTTCCTATAGCTGACCAACAGATTATCATTCGTGAGATTGTTGTTAGAGTGTTGACTCCGTTTACTACTGGAACCACTTTGGAATTGGGGAGTTACACTCTGGCTACTGAAGATGTATCTACTGACGGCACAGCAACTGCTGTTGATGATAATGCTTGTACGCTAAATGGAACTCCCGTACTAGAGCAAGTATTTGGTAGTGCTTGGACGGAAGCAACAACTGCAGGTTCAACTGGTCCTAATACTTGGGCAAATATTGATGGTTCTTTAATTATCAAACCCAATTCTTATGTTGCGTTCTACAGTTTTGCAGCAAATACTGCGGCATTTATTTGCTCTATTCTGTGGGAAGAGGTTGATGTTTAAGCATTGTAAATAATTGACATTGATTAGAAGGGGTATCAGTAAATGAATTACAGTG